CGGAATATCTGCCTTGGCTTGGGCATCCCTTACAGCTTTGCCGTTGACCCTTCCGCTATGTCTGGCCCGACTGCTCGCCTTGAGATGCAACAAGCAGGGCGCACCTTCCGCAGATACCAGAAACTACTTGAGGACAAAGTTCTTCGCCCCATTAAAAACATCGTGATTGCAGACGCAGTTGCGAGGGGATTGATTGAGGACAATGTGGGGAGCAGAACCACCAAGGGTATCTTTAACTTTGGGGCGAATGTCTCGATTGATTTGGGCAGAGAATCCGCTTCCGCAATCTCTGAGTTCAAGACTGGCCTCCGCACCGCCGCCGACATCTACGCTGAGCGTGGTCTAGATTTTGAAAGTTCCCTTAGGCAGAGAGCGCAAGAAGCGGCCTTGATTAAGAAACTAGCGCAAGAGTATGATATTCCAGCGGTGGCGATATCAGACATCGTTGAGAGCTTGGTTTATGCACAGCAAGCCGCACAGAGGTCTGGACAAGCTAGCGGTGGCGAAGGCTCTGGTGAAACCGTTGTTTCTGATGTCTCTCTCAATGGGGCGCAAGTCACCTCACTTATCAATGTTATAAACGCAGTTGCCGCTGGTGCAGTATCCAAGGAGGGCGCGGTCTCAATTATTACTGCCGCTTTCCCAACTATTAGTACAGAGCAAGCGAACGCCATATTTTCTTCAACCATCACTGGCGAAATTATTCCCACAACAAAAGAAGAGAAAATACAGATCACAAAAGACCAAGAGGGAGATTCTTCGGGAGGCTCAACACCCCCAGCCCCAGAACCTACCACTCCCCCGCCCGCCCCCACGGCAACCGCACAAAAAAAAAGTAGTTTAGAGATTTTGGAAAGCCTCGACCCCGCATCTATCAAGATGCTGATTGAGGGAATGATGGGTGGCATTGAGTTGGCAAAATATGATGGGATTGATTTTACCCCACCAGAAGGAGCAAGGGAGGCCGCCAAAAGAGCCTTGGATGTTAGAGAGACCAAACCACCTAGCCAAAGGGGAATGACACCAGTGGGCATCGCCAGAGCTAGGGATTTACAAAATGGCGTGAAGCTATCGCCCGACACAGTAAGGCGAATGCTGAACTTCCTAACTCGCCACGAGGTCGATAAGAAGGGAAGCACTTGGGACGAGCAGGGCAAGGGCTGGCAGGCTTGGCACGGATGGGGCGGGGATGCTGGCTTTTCTTGGGCGAGGAAAGTAGTTGGGCAGATGGAAGCAAGGGACAACAAAGAACTAGCCCGACCATTAAGCCAAACCCCCGCCCCTCCCAAGGAACGAATCAAAGGCTCAAAGGAGAACCCCGAGGGCACGGCATCCACCAGAAGCAAAGCTGGTGAAATTGAGATTTCAGCCGAGAACGAGGAGGCATTGAAGAACAAGATTGCCGAGTTCAAGAAAGATCATCCCAAGAAAAACGCTCCTAGCCTTGGGGCATTAAAGAAAGTATTCCGAAGGGGGGCGGGTGCGTTCTCCACTAGCTTTCGACCCACCATAAGCGGGGGCAAGCCCAACTCAAGGAACGCTTGGGCGATGGCTAGGGTGAACAAGTTTCTAAAGATGGCTGGGGGCGGTGAGGTGAAGAAGTCATACCGAGCGGCAGACGGCGATCTTCTTTGACATAACATCGATGCTTTATGCCCCTGCCCATTCCCTCCGCTGACGAATCAGAGCAAGACTTTGTTTCCCGCTTTATGGGAGACGAGCAAGCCGTGAGTGACTTCCCAGACGAAAGCCAGCGTTCAGCCGTAGCCTATTCTACTTATCGGGATGATGATATGGAAGAGATGGAGCTAGGCGGGGTGAGCATTTTGGAGGTGGGAGAGGCTAAAGGACACGACCTTTTCGTGGATAAGACCAGCCTAGAAACCGCCCTCAAACTTATGCAGAGTGCCAAGAACGGAACGAAGGCAAAGATGAATCATGGCTCTGGATTGGAGGCCGTGGTAGGTTTTTTAAGGAACCCCCGCATCGAAGGGGATAAGCTGGTTGCAGACCTTCGCTTGCTCCGCAACTCCCCTCACTACGGCCTTATCAAAGAGATGGCCTCGGAAGCCCCAGACCAGTTCGGCGTTTCCCTAGCCTTTGTGAATGAGTCCGAGACTATAAATGGCAAGGATTACATTCGACCCCAGAGCATCGCCTCTGCTGATTTAGTTTCCAGCCCAGCCGCCACGAACGGATTGTTCGAGGAGATGGTGAAGTTTATGGAAAAACTCGGTTATGTGCAGGGAGGCAAGAGCATCCCAGCCGTAGCCAAAGAAGCCGTGGAGGAAGCTCCACTTGACAAAAAGGACAAATCAAATATGGAAAACAATGATTATAAGAAAGACATGGACGAAATTAAGGTTCGTCTCTCCGCCTTGGAAGAGGCGATGAAACCCAAGGAAGAAATGAAGAAAGAGGAGATGGCCGAGGAAGCTCCCAAGATCGTCATCGAAAAAGAAGATGAAGATAAGAAAGAGGAGAAGACCGAGGAAATGAGCGAGGTTGTGAAGAAAGTTCTGACCGAGTTCGGAATTAAGCCCATCCCCGCTTCCCCTTCGATTGAAGTTCCTTCCGAGAAAAAGGAAGAACCCAAAACTTTTGAAGCACTCGTGGCCGCCCATAGCGACTACGGAACAAGCAAGCTCAAGGCCATGAAAGCCGTGATGCTCTCCAACCCCAAGGAATATAGCGAGGCTCTGACTCGTGGTATTTCTAAACTCTAAACAAAGGATAATACTAAAATGGCAACAAATATTGACGGTGGTGCAGTTCGCACCTTTAACTTCGCTTCGGCGATTTCGGCTTACCGATTCGTCCAAATCGGAACAGATGGATTGGCAGTAGCGGCAGTCTCCGGCACGGCTCGTGCGGTTGGCTCTACTATTTCCGATGTGGCGGCTGGTGACAACGGTGCAGTCAAGCTGTTCTACCCAACCTTCTTTGCAACTTGTGATGTGGCGATTGCGGCTGGTGGCCTAGTGGCTACTAGCACGGCTGGCCTCGTAACAACTGCGGCCGCCAATGTTGGCGTTGTCGGAGTTGCTCTCGAAGGTGGCGCGGCCGATGCAGTCATCGAAGTCGCAGTTCCCTTAACCCAGTAATTTAACCAACCAAGAAAGAATATAAATATATGGCATACGTAAGTGGCGGTTCAACAATTCGCGCCGACATCAACCAAGCGTTGATCGAAGCCCCTCAAGCCGATGTGGGCTTGATCGGTTCGCAACTTCTCCCTTTGCAGAATGTAGATGCAAAGAGCGGAACTTATCTCAAGGTTCAACTTGGAGGTGCAGACCTCTTGACCAACAATGCAACGGCTCGTGATTCTGGTTCTGCTTATAGCCGAGGGATTCGTTCCTTCAGCTCTGCAAACTATTCCACGGACGAGTTCGGCTTGGAAGAGCTCCTCGACGACGCCACTGCTCTGGACTTAAATAGGTTTTTTTCGTACGAGGCAGAAACTGCGAAGTTCTTGCTCCGTCAGTTAAAACTCTCCCACGAGAAGCGGGTTTCCGATCTTCTCTGGGCTGGTTCGACTCCCTTCACCATCTCTGACCAGACTCGTGCAGTAGCCTACACGAACACGAACATCGCCACGATTGATGTGGCTCGTGACGTAGCGGCCGCCAAGCTCGCTCTTAATCAGTATGGTTACGAAGTGAATTGTATCGCGATGTCGGCCAATGTGTTTGAGTTAATCAGACGCTCCACCCTCTTGCAGAATCAGTTCTTCGGAGTTATCTCCAATACTGGTGCTCGGTTGTTGAGCGAAGCTGAAATCGCGGCGGCTCTGGGAGTTCAGAACCTCCTCGTTGGTCGTGCGGCGATCAACTCTGCTGGTAAGAACAAAGCCTACTCGGGCTCGTTCGTTGTTCCGGACACCAAGATCATCGTAGGTCAGATTTCCGGTGGTGAGTTCACCGCTGGTGGAATCGGACGCACCTTGGTTTGGTCGGGTGACTCGGCTGGTGGTTTCGTCTCTGAAAGCTATCGTGACGAAGCTCGCCGTAGCCAAGTGCTCCGCGTTCGCATGAACACGGACGAAGTTGTGATTGACCCGAACGCCGCCGTTCGTATCACCACCAACTACTCCGCCAGCTAAAGATTGCTGTTGGTTGTTTCATAAGGAATGGGGGGAGGGCGAAAGCTCTCCCTCCTTTTCTTTTTTGACATCCTTATGAGCTAAAATCCTAACCCCTGAAATCCTCTTGAAACATCCTATCTCTGTTTATCTTATCGCTGGCAATGAAGAAGAGTATATCGCCAGATGCCTTCAATCGTTTAAGCCCATTTCAGCGGAGCTTGTTGTTTGCATCGCTAGGGGGAACGCTATCCCAGACAAGACAGAGGAGATTGCGAGGGGGCTGGGCGCGAAGATTGTTCACTATACCAACAAAAACGATTGGCCTCACATTGACGATTTCGCCACGGCAAGGAACACGGCACTAGAGGCTTGTTCGAGTGAATGGTGTTTATGGGTCGATGCTGACGATGTAATGGCCGAGGATGGGGCGAAGATAGTCGAAGAGGCTATTGACCAAGCCATCCAAAAAGACGCTCACCTTGTGGCGTTAAAGTACAATGTGGACAACGCTGGACTCATACCACTCCGAGAGGAAATCTCCAAGAGGGGAACTTGTTATTGGAAGAACCGAGTCCACGAAATGCTTGTTTGCAGAGAGCAGAACAAGACGATTGGGGTGGACAAGATTTTCAGAATCCACAAGCCCGCCGGGTATAAGCCTAAAAGTGCTGAAAGGAACTTTAGAATCCTAGAGGACACGCTTTCAACTGCACCCAACGCCCTCTACTACCAAGCTCAAGAATACTTTTTGTCTGGCAAATACGACAAGTGCATTGATTCCAGTATGCGAGCTTTGGCCTTCCCAGAGCTAGAAGATACGCTCCGATATGATGTTCTATGTAACCTTGGACGATGCGTTCCAGAGAACGAGAGGCTTTCTTATCTTGGGCAAGCCATATCACTTCAGCCCGATAGGCGAGAGGCTTATTTTTATATTGCAAATCATTGGGCGGGAAAAGGGAATTGGGTAAAGGCTTATGGTGCGGGAAGGGCTTGCATGGCGTTGCACCGCCCAAAGGTTCACTACTGGAATTTGGTAGAGGCGATTTACAACTGGCAAGCGATGGACTTATACGAGACGGCCTCGGTGTGTGTTAATGAGATGGGGGAGGCCGAGAAGATTCGCAAGTTCAGACCCGCCCCCAAGATCAGCATTATCCACGCTACAAGAGGGAGGCCACAAGTCGCTTGGCAGAGGCGTTGGCAATGGCTTTCCCTAGCCCAAAAGCCCCTTGAAGTTGAATGGTTGTTTATGGTCGATCATAACGACCCCATCGACTACACCCCGCACCAAGCAATTAGGTGCAACCCCGGAGGCATCGTCAACGCTTGGAACGCGGGGGCAAAAATAGCCAAAGGGGACATTATCGTTCAAATGAGCGATGATTGGACACCACCCCGCCATTGGGATGCCCTAATTTCGAACGCTATTGGGGATACAAAGGCAGA